GACTTGCTCCTTGCTCTTCTATCTCTAGCCATCTTGTTGGCTCTGTCTTTGACGAGCTGATTGTCTTTCTCGATCTCAACCATCATCTCATCAAGCACTGCTTTCTTATCTTCAGCTTTTAGCTTAGTAAGTATAACAAGGTCTTTGCGTTTTGGTTGCCAAGTCTGATGCCATTGCTTTTCCTGATCTTGGTAACACCACTCGATGTGACCAAAGTTGTCAGAGGTGAACCCAAAGGTTACTGGGTTCTTGAATTTTTCATGCCACTTCATGCTTACACCCTCCTTAACTTTTTCTTTTGCTTGTTTACTTGAACAGAAGCAATCCATAAATCAAAAGCGTAAAGATTCACGCTGTCATAGTGTCTCTGGGACTTGATGATATGCCTTTGTTTTCTTTTCAAGTCTATTAATTTTTTTACTGATGCAAATTTTGTCATTTTTTTCTCCTTATTAGTTAATCTCACATCTCCTATACTATACTAATTGTAGAAATATGCAAGTATTAATATGTAGAGTATCGAAAGAAATAAATGTTTGCACAATCCTACAGTTGTGTGGTAGGGTGTCGTTTGTGTTAATCAAAAAAAGAGAAAAATTATGGGAATAATTAAATTACAACTCAACGAAAGGTTGAGCCAACTGGTCAAAGAGGTGGGTATAGAGTATCGCTTGTCTCCTGACCAAATCATACTCAATAGCCTTGACCACTTCATCAAAGATAAGAAAGACTTTTTGGTGGGTCGTCAGTTTGAACTACAAGCAATAGTCAGACAGAAACAGCTGGAGTACGAGAAAGCAGAGAAAGCACTGGAGTTGCACAACGCTACCATTGCTAATTTCGACAGACAGATAGAACCAACTGTTGTGGTTGAAAGACCAGCAGTGGTAGTCAAGCCTGTAGAGAAGAAAGAGGACAAGCTTTACATCAAGAGGGGTAAGTTTGGTAAACAGCAGTTTGAGTTTACAAACGAGAACCTCGTGACTTTAAAAGATGTACCTCAGTCTTATTACTATGACACTGTAGTTCCACAGTTGCAGATTAAGTTCAACAAAAATAACAAAAAGAGCTTTTACAGTTCTCACACAAACCAAAAGATGCAGAAAAGAAATTTTAAGTGTTGGATAGGTAAGACTGAAAAAGTGGATGTTGCTACAGCTCGTAAGATTGCAGAGAAAAATGAAACTCTTGTAAGACAAGGTATCGACCCAAGCAAATCAGATTCAGAAGTTGTGACTGCAAATCAATCACCTCTTGAGACTGATTCCAGTGGCATAATTATGTGGAAGGAGTTTGTTGGTTACAGATACAGTGAACTGGACATTATGGGTATCGCTCTGGAAGACAACAAGGTCAATGTGAATCAGTGTAAGAGAAAGTTTAGAAGTGGTGTCTTTTCAAACACAGCACAGCAAGCTTTCGATATGTGGAAGAATGATAACATGACCATAGGGCAGATTTGTCATAAGCAACTTATGGATGCTGGTACTCCAGAAGAGAAACCATGTTCAGTAGCTAACATGTTGATGAGCAGAATACTAAAAGCGATATGGCACTTTGGTACAGAAGAAGAGAAGAGTTACATATTCAGAGATGGAGGTGAGTCGTGAAAACACCATACGACAAACTGTTTGAATACTACAAAGACAAACACTGTGTGACTTTCGTTAAGAAAGAAGACCTAGAGTATGTATCAATAGTCGAGGCTTTCGCTGACAGGCAAGAAGCAATAAAGTTTCTGGAGAAGTGCAAGGAGGATGGAACCTACGTTGGGTATGCTGACCTCAGTGCTTTCCCACCTATGGCTGTACAGAAGTGGATAGAGTTACAAGGTGACGCTAAGTTACCTACGACAGAGGTGCACTGATGTCTGACAGTGAGAAAGAAGTTTTACAAACCAAAGGTGTGGTCGCTCATATCAAAAAGGTCTGTGAAGATGAGATTGCAACACTGGAAGATAGGTTGCCAGCTGTCACAGACTTACTTGAGAAAGACCAAATCTTGAAAGAGATAGATGCTTTGAACCAAATAGCAGACGATGCTAATAAAAGGGCTGAAAGTATCATTAAAGATTTAGAGCAGATTAGAAAGGAAGAGCAATGATCTCCCAAGCTGCGTATGGTTCAGGTGGCGTAATCTCAGTAAATGTGTGCGACACGTTATCATTGCTCGCTTTGAAGAAGCATACGACACGTTAATTTACTACTGAGCCTACTTTTATTAACTATGGAGAAAGAAAATGGAAAAATATAACAGCACGTTGGATTTACTGTTCAACTCTAATTACAGACAGGTAGGACCTGATGCACTGAAACGCATTATGAAAAAGAGGCTGGATGCTGACCACGACTTAGTGGGTGGAGCTGACTACGTTATAAGTGTGTGGAAAGATGGTAGGCTCAAGTATCAACAGGATGAGCCACTAGCTGTGAAAGCGTTGGAGATGTTATGAACAGAAAAATAGCCAATAGAAAGAAACAAGCCATGCTCAAGCGTTACGAGATTAGAAAAGAAAACGAGAGAAGGCAGAAGGAGAAGGCAGAAGGAGAATAAAGCATGACTGATATAGATATAAGTTTGAATGATAATAGGTCAGCGTATGATAAGTTCTGTGAATCTATGTTTGCCAAGTATCAGAAAGAGAAGTCAGCCAACAGAGAAAACGATGTGCTGACCTATAGCGAGTACAGAACCCAGCACAAAATGTTTTTGAGACAGAAGTACAGGGAGAAGAAAGCTACTGCTCTAAAAAAGAAACTGGGCTTAGATTGACATGAAACCAGACTTAGAATTTGCAGAGGGTATCTACACCATCATTACTGGTTTTGTAGATGGTGCTGACTCTGTGCAATCGTTGGAGTCTTATTACTTAGCCAACAAAAATGCTATTGCCACTATGAAAAAGCATAGCGAGGAACATTACCAAAAATTAATACAAAGCTTTAAGGAGGCAAAGGATGCGATTAATAGTAACAGAGTACGACAAGGGCATACTGATCAAGTTGCTTGGGGAGAGGGGCAGAGAACTTCAAAAGAAGAAGCAGACAGAAGAAGAAAAGAAAGAATTGCAAGGATGTCAAAGACTCATCCATCAGCTCGCTTTTGGAAGAAATGATAGGCAATAAAAAAGGCAGTCCTAAGACTGCCCTTTTCTTTCTTGGTTTTAGTCGTACAAGACTTCTTCTAGGTCTTCAAGATTTAGTGCATACCATTTTTCTACAACACCTTCATAAACTGTGATGTCTTGTTCACAGTATTTGATGTATTTAGAAGGCTCACCATAAATTGGAGTTCCTTCTTCTAGTCTATCCCATCTGCCAGCAAGACCTTCAAAAACTTTTTTGCCTTGTCTTTCCATTTCTTGGTATTGAGCCAAAGCTTCTTTAAGACTTACAATCTCTTCTTTAACTAAGTCACATGAAAGTTCTAGTGGAAGAGCATGACTACCTGTGCAACTACCTGATCTCCAACCTTCTACTGTGTAACCATGGTCAGCTATTCTGTTAGTTTTGACATCTATTTTGTGTCTTTTCTGACATAGCTGGCAATGACCCCAGTATTTAGCAGACCTTTCAGTTCTGACACCTTCAGTCTTAACTTTCTTAGGTTTAGCTACAATCTCTGCTTCTTTGAAAAAAGCTCTAAGCTCTACTAGGTTGTTGATTGGAACCCACACATTACCAAAGGTTCTGAAAAAATCAGCGTGTTTGGCTTCTCTTACATTGTGAAGGTCATAAGGTGTATCATCGCTAGGGTTGGAATTTTTAAAATCTTGATACTCAGGGCTCATATACCTGTAGTCTGTGCCCAACTCTTCTTTTACTTTAGCCCTATAACAATCTTGAGCATAATCATTTAATTCTGAGTAAGCTCTGTTCAACTGGTCCATAGCATCTTTCTTTGCTGACTTAGTGTAAAACTGACCATTATAAATAGCTTCAGCCCTTTTTACTCTTTCTACATATTTTTCAAAATGTGACATTTTTTTCTCCTTTTTGTTGTTGTTTAAATATCTCACATGTATATATTACACAATTTTGCATAAATGTACAAGTATTTGCACACGAATTTAGACAAAAAAAAGGCAGTCCTAAGACTGCCCTTTTTAACTGATTAAGCCTAGACTCTTTCTAAGAAGTTCCGAGCGTAAGCCTCTGGTTCGTGGTCAATACTAATACCACTAAAGCTCTGTGCGATAACTTCGATGAACTCTTCAGCATCTTGAACCAGTGCCTCAAAAAGCTCTTGGTCTGTAGCATCGTTATCCAGTGCATCGTAGTTGTCGTGGTTAGCATTAAAGAACAGATCGCTAGTGAAAGGGTCTACCCACACTTCAGATTCTAGGTTAGTTACGTTTGTCATATTTTTCTCCATTTGTTTATAACAGAGACAGATTACTACTTTATGCACATATGTGCAAGTTTTAATATAGACCTAAATCTACGATACCTTCTGTGGGTTGTTTGGCTGTCCTAAGAGTGGCGATGCCTTTGTTGACTATGCCACCTATGGCAAAGTCAGGTATGCCCTCTAGCAAAATTTTGTTACGCATCTCCTCAGTGATTTTGATGACGTTGGTATCGAGAGATGCAATAGTCTCATCACTCAAAACATTCATAGCTGTTTGGTCTGGACCTACGCTATCTGGAAAGTCTGCGTCAAGTCGTTTTTGTAATCTTTCAAGATAACCTTCTCCAAGAGTATCTTCCACATCAAGCTTACTATTCTTTTGAAACTCACCACCATACTTTTTAGCCAGCTTCTCCATAAAGTTTGGTATTTTTTTGTCGTAAAGGTTTTCAAAAAAAGCATTTTGCTTTTCATCGCCATCATATGCATATCTTTGTTTGATGGGTGCTGAACCAGAGATGGATATAGCTGGCTTACCTTCTTCTACAGCTTGGAGTAACAATTTTTTCAACAACATCTCGTGGTAGTCGTCTTTGTATGGGTAGTTGGGAACTAAGTCATAATCGATACTACTGTTTAGTTTATTAGCTTGACCAGACACTTTAGCTAAATCATAAATAGATTCAAATTCAGCATCAGTAAATTCAAAGTCTGTAAGTGGGTCAAAAGTTTCTGCACTTTTAGGTTTTTGTTTGTTTCTTAAAAAATCACGCAATTCACTAGCAGCGTAGGCTACATCATCATAGGTTGTTTCTGCACCTTTATATACTTTTCCTAAACTTCTTATTTCATCTAGGTCATTAGCGATTCTCATATTATCTGTTAACACTGGTGTGCCTTCTATAATTTGGTCAACACTACGTCTCGCTGGGTCTTGTTTTGTGTACAAGCCTTTTTTTATCAACATATCTTCAACTATGTCAGCTTGTTTGAGTATTTCTTGTTCTTTAATTCTAAGTTGAGACTGTATTTCTTCTAGTTTTTCAGGTGTTTTATAACCATATTTAAAACCTCTTTTATGTAAGTCTGACTGTAGTTCATCACCATGTAGTGTCTCAGTGCCATCGGCAAGCTTTCTATCTCGAACCAAAGCATGAGCGAGGTAGTTGCCTTCTTCTGGATTTAAACCAGAGTGAGCTAGATTATGCGATTCAGGTGCACCTTCATAGGTATATATGATTTCTCTGTAGTTCTTACCACCGGGCAGTGTTTTATCCATGAAACCTTTGTACTGGGTTTCACCCATAAAATTATCAAAGTCAGGGTCATAGTCATCAGCTTCCACCCTAAACATGTCGTAACCTTCATCTGTCATTGCATCTCTGAGTTGTATCTGAGCTTCAACTGGACCATAAGCTATGTTGTCATCGTTAGTAACTCTTTTACCATCAACAAATAGTTGATAACCAACCTCTTCATTACCATAGGCAAAAGTGTTGTCGCCTACATTAACACCTGTTGGTGTTATTTGTTCAAAGGGGTCTTCCAAGTACATTGCTTTGGCATAATCTTCTACAACTTCATCAACCATGCCTTCAGGTATGTCAGAAAATTTATCAACATTTACATCCCACTCTTTGTTGTAGTGGTCTTTAAGAGCTGAGGGTAACCAGTCTTCATCAAAGTCATACAACTCGTTTGAGGCATAAGATTGTTTCATTTCATCTAATTCATACTTCAAGTCTTCTAATTGTGGCTGATATGGCAAAGAACCATCCAATGGGTCTGCTAATGGTCGAGTAATATCAAAATCCATTACCTGTCCTTCGCCACCACCTAGTTCTCGTTTTCCAATCACTACTTTATTGCCACTGATACCTTCTACTGTTTCTCTCAGTGTGGCTTTGGGGTTGGCTTTGATAAATTCATCTATACCAAGAACTTCTAGTTCTTTTGGTTTTAGGTTTTTGTTTGCCCACTGTACTATGCCTTGACCTTTTAGGCTTGAAGGGGCTTTTTCAATTAAGTCTTTGATGCCCGGTGAATAGGAACCATCAGGTGTGTATGCCAGATTGAGAGTGTCTTCTGGTGTAAACATAGGTTGTTTGCCTAAAGATACTATGCCTTCTTCTGTTTTTGCACCCTTACCAGCTTTACTGCCAGCTCGCATCACTGCACCAAATGCTCCCATTGTTTTTAACAGACCACCCATAGGTGGTCCTACATATGGAGCTGCGTATATTGTATCGCCCAATGCACCTAGACCTTGCATACTGGCATCAAAGTAACCACCAAAACCACCACGTTTTAAATTTTCTGCAAAAGAGGGATAGGGTTCGTTGGAGAAAGCTTCTGTGACTGGTTGGTCGTATGATGGTAAAGATGGGTATTCACCAAAAAAGTCTGCATAACCAGCACCGGGAGCCAACATACCAGAAAAGTTTGCCATCTGCCCCGGACTTGGGGCGTACTCCATAGAAGTTTCTTTGGTTCGTTTAGCCCTGTCTACGTTTCGCTGTACTTGTTGTAATAAAATATCTTCAATGGACATCGCACAATTCTATCACCTAAAACAAGGACCAGTAAACCAAACTACGACTGCATAGCGTTCACCAGAGGTGATTGGTTTGATCTTGTGAGGTATAAAGCTACTGAAAGCTACGACATTGCCAGCTGTAGGTCTTTGGCAAGTACCTGTCTCACTGGTACGAAAGCATATTTCGCCACCTTCGTAGCCATCATTCAAAACTATGGTCACACTGACTTTTCGTGATATAGACTTCTCGCTGGAGTCTAGGTCGATGTGGTAGGTATAACCATTAGAAGGAGCTTTGTAGTGGAGTATCTGTGCTTTCTCAATGCCAGTCAGATCGTACTTGAAGTAAAGATTAACCATTTGAGCAACTTTTTGTAGGATTTCGTACAAGTTTTCAGCTTCATGCTCAATGTAGTAAACGTCTGCATCTCTGATGGAAGTGTCTGTTACTTCTTTACCATCTTTGTGAACCTTACCTTTGACTGGGATAGCATCCTCAAGGTAATCCATGAAGGCTTTTACTTCTTCACTGGATAGAGCCATACCTGTGACTCCATGTTTTGAGGCGTTCATTTGTACATTAGCTCATATGTAGACCAATTCTTCAACAATATGTCTAACCAGTCATCCATGGACATGATAGCCATTTTTTGGTTGTCTACCTCCCATTCAGGATTTATGGCGTGAAAGGGTACTGCCACTCTTGTGGGAATACGATTGAACTTAAAAATCAGGATAGGTATGGTTCCTTCGTTGTCAGCTGATTCACAAACCTGTCGCCACCATTCTGGTTTGAGCCAGTTACCTTCTTTGTAATGTTTGCACTCGATAGAGTGAAATGGAATGTTTATGTCAGAAAGGTTCTTTGTCTGATATTGGTCTAGGTTTCGCTTACAGGTTATGTCAAAATTATTTTGCAAAAAAAATTCGTTTAGGATTCCTACTACCTTTCTTTCGTAACTCGCACCTTTGGTTCTTGAATTGATTGGCATGGTCAGGATTTTTTCGATCTAACTTTTTTTATATACATGTGCAAAGTATAGCACTTCTAAAGTGCAATGAGATTTTTTGGTGATTGGGTGTACTCAACTTAGTTATATTAAGTCGAGCCAGAAAAAAACCAAATAACTCGTGTATGGGGTCAAAACCAAGACTCGTCTGGCTAAAAAACCCATTTCATAGGGTTCCTTTGATAGTGAACACTTACTAACTTATTAGAGTGTTGACCCTGTGTTCACACACTTGCACAATCTAGCAAGTAATTGCACATTACAATATAGCTGTAAGTCATTGATTTCATTAAAGTTTTTGGTAAAAAATGAATTTTTTTGAAAAAAAAAGCTTCTCTCTCTAAGAGCCCTATCACTTAGTTAAATGTTTACTTATCTTTCGGTGAGTAATCTGAGGTTTCTGCTCCCAAAAGCTTGCCCAGTCTTTCCTTGATCTGGTCTTTACTCATGCTGTCTAGGTTAGCGTTTATGTTCAGATTCTGTGACCTATTGATAGACAAACCAGCGAGTTGGTTGAGCTCTTTGATAGCTGACACAGCTGCGTTTAACTGTCCACTTTCAAACGCTGTCTCTGTTATCTTCCACAACATCGTGCCAGTCTTGGCTGGTGTTATCGCATACTTCTCAGCCAGTTCGTCTTGCTTAACTCGTATCGCCTTAACCACATTAGGATGATGTTTACCACTGAGTAACTTGTTCGCACTTACAGCTGGGAACTCAAAGCCAGCCTTCCTAGCTGCCTCAGTCTGGGAGCAAGCTCCCTCAGTGTAGTGCCACACAAATGAGGCTTGCATCTCAGTCAGCCCAAACTCTTCGTCTTTCTCGAACTGTGTTGGAGCACTAATAATTGGTGTCTTTGGTTTCTTAGGTCTTCCAGCCATATTTATTCCTCAGTGAGGGCTATGAAATTACCCTCATCTATTTTTATTATTGCGACAATGTTCTTGCGTTTCAACTTCCTCACGACTCCCAAGTAAGTGTTAGCCACCACAAAGTGTGTGGTTATTTTATAGTCTTCTTCATCAGTCTTGAAGAGTATCTCTCTGAGTCTATTCATATCAACAGTGTACCTAGGGTAGTGTACAGCTCCTAAACACTTCTGTAATTGCAACCCCTATAAACCCCTTTCTATTTATAACCATAGTAATTAATTAATATTTATATATATAATAGTACACTAATACCCTATAACAGACAGAAAGCCTTATAAACAAAGGAAATCTTGACAGTGTACCTTGCAGTGTACCTCTCGCTTTAGACACCCTTCCAGATACCCTCCTACTGCAAACTTCACTACAATCACGCACATCTGTGCTCATTTGTCCAAACTCTCCCACACCTCGTCTCTCGACTTAAAGTGTACCCTAACAAAGTATTTCCTCACCAAAGCCACTACTGTGAACACCAAAGTTTGCACTCCAGCTGTGACTGGCACACTCAGTTCTAACCAAGTGGTGATAGACAAGACAACAAAAGCGATAGGAAACGCCATGAAAAAACCTATGGTCACATCGCTTACAGCTTCTCTCATGGCACTCCTATCTAGTGTCATATGTCACCCTCAGACTCGCCCTAATACCATGCTCATTGAGCTTCTTTTTAAGCTCCTCTAAAGAGTTATCACTTTCAGGTCTAATGACCACTCCAGAGTGCACATAAAGGGCTTTAACAGTCTTTTTATTCTTCATATAGCCTCCTATCTCGAAAACGCTGAATCACGTTGTGTACAGCCACAAATGGCATGGAGATGAAAACAAATGTCAGCAATATCACAGCACATAGAAGAAATAACCATATAGTGAACCACTCTTTAATCATATAGAGCACCCAATGTATT